GGTTGGGCTTAGAACTCGTCCGGCATGTGGACGCGGAGCTGTTGAAAGAGAACGACGACGTGAACCACTACCACGTCAAGGTCAAGCACCCGGCGTTGAAAACGCTCTTGGAGCACGAGGGGTACGAAGTGACAGAATACGTACTGACGAAACGACTGAGGGCGGCGTAATGGGCGGGCTCGCGGCAGTAGCGACCGGTTTGTTTGTCGCTGACAGAGTGGTGGACGCACTCGTGCCGAAGCCACCCGAGTTGCCGCCCATCCCAACCGCGCCCGAGCTGGACACCGGCGCGCGCGATGCGCGCGACGAAGCGGCGCGGTTGGAACGCGAGCGCCGGCTGGCGTCTGGGCGCGCTTCCACGATCCTGACCGGCGGGCTGGGCGACACCTCGCAACCGCAGTTGGCGAGCGCGGTTCTGCTTGGACAGTAACGCATGATCGACAACAAAGTTGCCGAGGACATCTGCCGCGAGTTCGACGAGGTGGCGGGCGACCGCGGCACCTGGGAGTCGCATTGGCAGGAAGTGGCCGAACTGGCGCTGCCGTCGTATTCCGGCATGTTCTACACGAACGGCCAGTATCAGACCCCCGGCGAGAAGCGCACCCACAAGCAGTACGACTCCACCGCATCCATCGCGCTCAGTCGGTTCGCCGCCGTCATGGAGTCGATGTTGACCCCGCGCAATCAGAAGTGGCACCGGCTGATGCCCGGGAATTCGGAGTTGAACCGCAACCGCGAAGTCCGCCTGTGGATGGACGAGACGGCCGCGCGGCTGTTCAAGTATCGCTACGCCCCGAAGGCCAACTTCGCCGGGCAGAATCATCAGAATTATATCGGCCTGGGTGCTTTTGGCACCGGCTGTCTGTTCACGGATGAGCTGGCGGATGAGCCTGGCGTCCGCTACCGCGCCATCCACCTCGGCGAAATTTACTTCTTTGAGAACCATCAGGGCGTCATCGACAAGGCCATCCGTCGATTTCCGATGACGGCTCGGCAAGCCGTGCAGAAGTGGGGGGAGGACAATGTGCCGCCCATCATCAAGGCCGAGTACGGCAAGAATTCCAAGCAGCAGTTCTGGTTCCTGCACTGCGTGAAGCCACGCGAAGAGCGGGACACCGAGCGCCGTGATTACAAGGGCATGGCGTTCGCATCGTACTACGTCGAGCAGCAATCCAAAACGCTGATGCAGGAGGGCGGGTATCGCACCTTCCCCTATGGCATCAGCCGCTACACCCAGGCGCCCGGGGAGGTTTACGGCCGCAGCCCGGCGATGGAAGTGTTGCCGGCGATCAAAACGCTGAACGAAGAAAAGAAAACCATGCTGAAGCAGGGGCAGCGGGTTGTGGACCCTGTGCTGCTGGCGCACGACGACGGCGTGGTAGACACGTTCAGCCTGAAGTCTGGGGCGGTCAACCCCGGCGGCGTGAATGCGGATGGTAAGGCCCTGGTGCATGTGCTGCCGACCGGAAATCTGGCGGCTGGCGACAAGATGATGGAGATGGAGGTGCGCGCCATCAATGACGCGTTCCTCGTGACCCTGTTCCAGATTTTGACCGAGACGCCGGAAATGACGGCGACCGAAGTGATGGAGCGCGTGCGCGAGAAGGGGATGCTGTTGTCGCCCACGATGGGGCGGCAGCAATCCGAATACCTCGGTCCGCTTATCGAACGTGAGCTGGATGTGCTGTCGCGGCAGGGGCTGCTGTCGCCGATGCCGGGCGCGCTGGTCGAGGCCGGTGGCGAGTACACGGTGCAGTACGATTCGCCCTTGTCCCGCGCGCAGCGCGCCGAGGAAGCGGCGGGCCTGATGCGCACGATTGAAACCGCGCTCAATGTGGTGGCGCAGTCGCAGAACCCGGAGCCGCTGGATTGGTTCGATTGGGACACCATCATGCCGGAGATCGGCGAGATTCAGGCGGTGCCGGCGCGGTGGATGCGCTCGCTTAACCAGGTGAAGATTATCCGCCAGGGCCGCGCGCAGCAGCAGCAAGCGGCGATGGCGATTGAAGCGGCGCCCGCGATGACTGGCATGATGAAGAATGTGAAGGCTGCGTGAGCGATCTCGTAGAGCGCGCCAAGCAGTTCCTGTTCGGCCGGCAGACGGCGTATCGCGCCGTGTTCCAAGGGCCGATGTCGGATGTCGTGCTGGCTGATCTGGCGAAGTTTTGCCGGGCCAGCGAATCGACGTATCACCCTGACCCGCGCGTGGCCGCGCAGTTGGACGGCCGCCGCGAGGTCTTTCTTCGGATTCAGCAGCATCTCAAACTGAGTTCGGATGATCTGTGGAAACTCTACCAAGTCAAATGAGGAACTGAACTATGTCAGACCCTGCTGCTCCTGCTGCACCTGCTGTTGATCCCGCTGCTGCTCCTGCTGCTCCCGCCGCGCCTGCGCCCGAGGCATGGACCGCCAAGTTCGAGCCTGAGGTCAAGGGCTACGCGGAATTGAAAGGCTGGAAGGATCCCGCCGAAGCCGTGCGCAGCACCATGAATATGGAGAAGCTGCTGGGCGTTCCGGCTGACCAGATCATCCGTATGCCGAAGGCCGACGATGCCGAGGGCATGACGAAGGTGTTCGACCGTCTCGGCCGTCCGGCTAAGGCTGACGGTTACAAGTTTACCGCGCCGGAAGGCGCCGGGGAGAACTTCGTTAAGAACGCGCAGGGATGGTTTCACGAGGCCGGCCTGACCGAGGGCCAGGCGGCAAAGGTGGTCGAGAAGTTTGGCGCCGACGTGGCGCAGACCCGCAAGGCCGCGGCGGAGGCCGAGGCGTTGCGCGCCAAGGAAGGCGTGGAAAAGCTGAACAAGGAATGGGGCGCGGCGATGGACAAGAACACCGCGATCGTGGACGGCGTAGCCCGTGAGTTCGGCATGTCGGCCGAGCAGGTACTGGGGCTGCGCAAGGCGCTTGGCCCGGATGGCGCGATGAAGTTCCTCTACAGTATCGGACAAAAACTCGGGGAGGACACGTTCGTGGCGCAGAATGGCGGGCCGAAGGGCTTCGGTAATGTGATGACACCGGATGCTGCGAAGGCGCGTATTACGGCGCTCAAGGCTGACAAGGAGTTCCGCGAGAAGCTGGTCAACGGTAACGTGGAAGCGAAAGCCGAGTGGGACCGGCTGCACAAGTTCGCCAGCCCGGGTACGCAAGCTGCGTAGTCGTGCATTAGGTGTTGACAACACGACAACGTGTTGCAATAATACCACCATAAGCCGATAAGCCAGAAATGGCCCGGTTTGACAGCTTGGAAAGACAGCCCCTGGCGAGGGAATAGCGCAGAAGTCGGGTCTGATTGTAACTGTGTGCGTTCCGCACGGTGAAAGGGAAACCCCTTCGAGAACCAATAGTTCACCGGTTTTTTAAGGGGTTGACCCATGTCGATCAATTTACCTACTCATTTCGTACAGCAGTACAGTTCCAACATCGAGCTTCTGCTTCAGCAGAAGGGTTCCAAACTCGCCGGCGCCGTAATGGTCGGCGGGCACATAGGCAAGCAGGCTTCTCCCGTCGACCAGTTCGGCGCCATCGAGGCCAACAAAGTTACCACGCGCTTCGCTCCGATGGGCCGCGTTGACGCGCCCACCGATCGCCGCTGGGTGTTTCCGGTCGATTACGACCTGCCGCAGCTCATCGACTCTTACGACAAGCTCCGTCTCCTGACGGATCCGTCGAGCACTTACGTTATCAACTCCGTCATGGCGTTGGGCCGCAAAAAGGACGTGGAAATTTGCACGGCTTTCACCGGCACCGCCAAGACCGGCGAGCAAGGCGCGACCAGCACCATCTTTACCGCGGCCAACGAGGTCGACGTCGCCACCGGCGGCGCCAACTCCAAGCTGAACGTGGCGAAGATCAAGGCCGTGAAGAAGCTGATGATGAAGAACTTCGTCGACTTCGACACCGAAGAGGCCTACATCGGTATCACCGCCGAGGATCACGCCGCGCTGCTGGACGAGATTCAGGTTATCTCGCTGGATTTCAACTCCAAGCCGGTGATGATGGACGGTAAGGTTACCGAGTTCCTGGGCTTCAAATTCATTCACTGCGAACTGATCGAGACGCAACTGGCCGGTACCAACGAGGTGACGCTGCCGGTGTGGGTCAAGAGCGGCATGTATCTCGGCCAGTGGAACGACATCTCGACCTCGATCTCGAAGCGCAACGATCTTCAGGGCGAACCCTGGCAGGCGTACGCCTTCATGACTGTGGGTGCTACCCGCTTGCAGGAGAACAAGGTCTACGCAATCGAATCGTATCGCGCGTAATCGCGGTTGAACTGAACAGAGGAAACCAACATGGCTGACTTACTTTCTGCTTACATCACCAACGCGACGGCCACCCCGATCGTGAAGGGCGACGCTTTCGAGTCGAAGAGTCGACTCATTGAAGCGGTCGGCGTGGTATCGCCGGCGGCGGATCAGGCGGATGACACCATCATGCGCATGGTCCGCGTTCCGTCGAACGCCCGCATCTCGGAAGTGCTGCTGTGCGCCGCGGACGCGACGACCGGTGGCGCGATCGACATCGGCGTGTACCAGACGGCCGACAACGGCAGCGCGGTGGTTGACCGTGACCTGTTCGCGAGCGCCCTGGCGCTCACCGGCGGGCCGTTTAATAACAGCGATCAGACCTTCGAGTCCGGCGAGTACACCTACGCCGAGAGCGAGAAGCAGTTGTGGGAGGTGCTCGGCCTGACCGCCGACTCCAAACGCGACTACGACATCTGCTGCGTCGTGGAAACCGTGTTCAACGGCGGCCCGACC